GAACCTATTGGTTTCCAGATTACCCTTATATCACCCTGTTAGAGGTGATAGACGGTGACGGGAATGGAATAGGTGAGTACATTATTTCTATGATACCATTTGGGCATCCTGTTGTACCGGTTCAAGCTGGTGACGGGAATCTATTAAGGGTTAAGGATATACAGGATTTAAAACTATTGTATATAGGGCTAAGCTACCATTGGCTTCAATAGATGTGGAGTTTAAGATTGGCGGCAAGCCATTTGGTGTCATAAAGAAAGATGGAAGAGCATACCGTGTATAACAGGATGACCGGTTGGCAACTTGAAATAAACAAAAAGGTGTACGAAAAGTACCCTAAGACAAAGAAAGAGTTTAGCTGCTGGCAGGAAAGACTAAGGCTAACAGAATTAAGAGAACGATTAAGAGAGAGATTGATAAGTGAGTGGAAGGAACAAAATAAGGAATCAGTTTAACACCCGGATGGCCTACTTTGAAAAGAGGTTTACCCCGGTGATGTATAAAGCAATCAGAGGCCAGATAAAGGACTTTATTGCTTCTATGCGTTCCAATGGCTTACCACAGGCTAAAAGGGAATTAGACCGTATTGTATTCAATACAGAGGTCTATAAAGCCCTCGAAAGGATATACAAGGTTGTAGGGGTTGACACAGCGAATAACAAACTCAAAGAGATTTTAGAACAGGCTCCTAAGAAGTCATTCGGCTTCAATGCTGAGTGGGCGGCTGAGATTATCAACTATTTCCGCTTGTTCATTCTTGATAAAGCGACTTTCCCTATCTCCCAAACCACCAAACAACAGATTTTACAAGTCCTCACTGAAGGGGAAGAAAAGGGATGGGGAACGGATGAGATTTCCCGGAGGCTATTAGACACTGACCTGACTTTATGGAGGGCAAGGATGATAGTCAGAACAGAAACGGCTAAAGCTGCGTGGCATGGCCGTAAGATGGGAAGGGATAAAGCACCTTACAAAACCACTAAGGAGTGGATAGCTGCCAACGATCACCGGACAAGGCATTCACACAGGCTTATAGATGGCACTGTTATCCCCGAATCAGGCCGGTACTCTGTTCCGGTTTATAAAAGGATCGGCAAGGTAGATATGCAGATAGGCATGGATATGATGGAAGGTCCAGGGGATCCAAAAGCACACAAAGAGAATGTAATTAACTGCCGCTGTACTGAGGCAGACAGGATAGTTTTTGATAACGATGCGCCGGTGATGAGGAATGTAAATGATACCCAATCTCCACCATCATACTTTAATAATATAGGCGGTGTAATTGCGCCTGCAAAACCAATTACAGCCGTTCCAGCAAAGCCGGTATTTAAACCAGCTAATACTGTAAAAGAAGCTGAGGAGGCCGTTAAGTTACTAGGTGTTAAAGAGGTTGATTTTTCTAAGATAAATGTAAAACAGGCAAATATTATATCTAAAGCCCTTTATAAAGAGCATGAATTTTCTGATTTAAAGCTGGATAGGGTTGAAACGTACAGAAAGTCAAGCTCTAAAAATGGTGCGCTATACTCTAATTCAAATAAGACCATAAGTATTAATGCATCAAATATTGATAAGTCTGAGCCGGAAAAGCTGAAATCATTTGACGAATTGATTTCAGATTATGACAAGGTTATAAACAAATACAAAGCAGACTATTCAGGCAATCCAAAGTACGACCAAAGAAAGGTTACATCAGCAATAGCAAAGTTTGAGCAAAGAAAATACGATCTGAACAGAAAGAAAGCCGCTGGAGAAACCCCTAGACATTGGGTTGTAAGCGGTATGGCTACCGATCCAGACACTTCGCTTGCTATGCTTATAACACATGAGGTTGGTCATATGAGGCATTACAGGCAAATAGGGCTAAAGGAGTATTTCAATTTCAGAAAGTCAAGCGCCATATCTGACTACGGAGCTACAAATGAAATGGAATATTTAGCAGAATGGTACACATACTGGAGGTACTACGGTGATGCCAAAGTACCAGCAGATTTATTAAAACTATTTAAATCGTTGTGATGCAAGGTGTACAGTGTAATAATTGTAAAAACTACTTAGGGGAAAATATTTGCTCAGCATTCCCTGATGGCATACCGTTTAAGTTTTTAAGCGGCGAAGAATCACACGATAAACCTTTAGATGAGCAGGAAAATGACATAATGTTTGAAGAAATTGAAAATAGTTGATATGAAGTCGTTCTATGAGATAAAAAATATTTTCTCCTCTGATTTTGAAGGAGAATCAATGATTAAGGATGTTGACCTGAAAAGCAGGACAGTCACCGGTTATTTTTCCCGCTTTGGGAATAAAGACCATGACGGGGATATTATGGTTCCCGGATCATTGACTAAGACAATCGGAGAAAGACTGCCAAAGGGTTTAATCCCTCACATTCTTGACCATGATATTCATGTTACCCTGAAACAACTATCTAAGCCAAAGCTGTATGAAAAGGCAGACGGTGGATTCTTTGAGTCTACCATCACTGACACACAGAACGGTTTAGATACCCTGAAACTTTACCGGGATGGTGTTATTAATCAGCACTCTTTCGGGTTCAGGATTATGAAGGATGACCGGAAAGATGATGCCCGGTATATTAAAGAGGTGATGCTGTATGAAATCAGCACAGTGACTTTAGGGGCTAATTCTGACACCCCGTTCACAGGGTTTAAGTCACTCCAACCTAAAGAAATGGTCAGCCGCTACCAAGTGCTTACAAAGGCATTTAAAGACGGTGATTACACAGACGAAACATTCGCCATCCTCGAAGCGCAAATAAAGCAGATCGAGATTGACATGGCGCAAAAATACTTGCAGTCAATAGAAAAAACCACTGAGCCGATTATAATCACTCAGCCGGAAACTAAAAGGCAGCGGGATTTCACAATAATTAAAGAACTATTAAAAAAGTAATAAGATGGCAGACGAGGTAAAAGGATTTAACGATAAGGAACTTGCTGAATTGAAAAGCAACCTTAACGAAATCGAAAAAAACATTGGTACAAAGATGGCCGACCAAACAAAAAAGGCCGTAGAAGATGCGATGAAACCCGTATCTGATGAAGTGGAAGGATTGAAAAAATTCCGTGTTGAAGCCGAAGAAGCACAAAAGAAAGCTTCTGAAGCTATCGACAACCTTTCAAAGAAAGCTAACCGGATCATCGTTGATGCTGACGAAATCAACTTTGGATCTCAGCTTCGTAAATCACTTGAAGCGAATAAAGATGCTTTAGGTAATTACAGCAAAGATCGTAAAGCTATCAGCTTTGAAATGAAAGCCGTTGGTAATATCGGCGCAAACAGTAATATTTCTGTTTCCGGTACTCCCGCCTTTGCGCATGGTGGACCGCTGAGCGAGCCAGGCCGTAAGCCTTATGAGTTGCGCCACGTTCGTGACTTAGGTATGCGTATGGTTCCCCTTGGAGCCGGTCAGGATACCTATGTAATCCGTGATGGTGGTGGAGAAGGTGCGCCTACTGCTGTAACCGCTGGTTCAGCAAAACCTCAGTCTGATAGAGATTGGGTAAAAACGGTGGTTCCTATCACTAAGATTGCACACTATTACAAAGTGCCTGAAGAATACCTGACTGACATCGTTTGGATGCAGGATGAAATCACCGGTGTTGGTGTTGAGGAACTTTTATCAGTTGAAGATAGCCTGATGCTTACCGCAACAGGTTCATCTACCCAATTCGCCGGTTTGAATCAGTCGTTTAATAGTACAGCATTTGCCGCTCCCGCTTCACTTGCTTTGGCCGTAAACCTTGCCAACAACTATGATGTTTTGGTTGCTGCATGGACACAGTTAAGGACGTTGAAGTCAGTAGCCACAGCCGTGGTTTTACATCCTGCTGATTACGCTGCTATGATCCTGGCAAAAGAGGCTTCAACAGGTGCTTACCTGTTCGGTGCGCCTAATCAAACCATCCCTAACCTGTTCGGTGCGCCTATCGTTCCTCATACCGCTGTTACCTCGGATAAATACTTCCTCGGTGATTTCAGTAAGGTTCGTGTTGGTGTTCGTGCCGGGCTGAGTGTTCGGATTTTCGATCAGGATCAGGATGATGCGATCAAGAACCTGGTTACTATCGTAATCGAGGAGCGTATTACAATGGCGGCTGATCGTGCAGACAGAATCATCTATGGTGATTTCAGTTCTGACGCTGCTGCATTGGAGACTCCGTAATAACTAACACAGCCCCGTAAGGCTGTTTGAATTTAAGGTAGTGCCTGTTAATATCCAAACCCGTGAGGGGGAACGAAGGTAAGCAGTATAACAGCGACCGGGGGGAGCGTAACCCCACAGGCACACAATAGAATAAAAATGTTTGATGTAAAAACTACAAGCGCACCCGCCACATGGCCGGTGTCATTAACAGAGGTAAAAACACATCTTGCGGTAACGCATACGGATGATGATACCATGTTAACAGACTTGTTTAAACAGGTAACCAGGGAGGTAGAAAACTACTGCGGTATCGCTTTAGGAACACAAACAAAAGTATGGACGTTTGATTTTGATTGTAATACAGAGTACTCTATCCCCTACAATCCCGTTGCTTCCGTTACTTCTGTTTACCGGAAAGTATCGGCGGGAGACTACACAGAGTTGCTTGTGGTGAATGATGACTACGATTTAGACGGTCAGCTTAAAAAGACTTTGAACATTTTCTCAGGCGGTCGCTGTAAGGTTACATATGTAACAGGTACGGAGTGGGCTACTTGTCCACCGGATTTGAAATTAGGGATACTTAATGAGATTGCTTTTAGGTATGAGCATAGGGGGGATAGTAATAAAGGACAGTTTAGCCCGGAGGCTTTTAATTTGATTTTGAGGTATAAAGATTTTACGTGGGAGTAGGTCAATTAAATAAAGTTGTTGTTTTCAAAGAGAACACCCCGTCCAATTTAGGAGCAGGGGGAGCGGACAGCTATTCTACTTTACTGACCACAAGGGGAAGTTTAAAGAAGCTGAGCGGATCACGGTCTTTGTCCTTTGGAGAACTGGTAGAGTCCAATTCCTATGAAATGATTACCAGATACCAGGATGATATCAAGGATAACATCAGGATGGACACAAAGATTGAGATTGAAAGTAGAACATTTACGATAAACAGTTTTGAGAAGATCGGGGAAAAGAGATTTTACTACCGTTTTGTGTTGAGTGAACAGGTGAATTAATGGCAAACGTAAAAATAGAAGGATTTAGGGAGTTCAGGGCGAAGCTAGACAAACTGCCAAAGCAAACACGGCAGGTTGTTGGTGCTATCATTCAGGACGAGGCTATGCGATGGGAAGGGCTTATTAAACGCTCTGCCCCCAGGAATAAGATTATCGGTTTAGGCGGTCGCTTAGCTGGTAGTATTACTTCACGTAAAACAGGCGAGTTATCCGCTGAAGTTTCTGCGAATGTCAAATACGCTCCTTATGTAGAATGGGGAACCGGTGCAAAGGTTTCCGTTCCGGCAGATTTAGCAAAATACGCTATTCAATTCAAAGGATCAAGACAGGTAGCAGGTCAAAGGCCACAACCATACTTCTTTATTCATGCCCCGTTAATTACTAAGTCGGTAAATGACAGGGTAGGTAAATATTTGAACACAGAACAGTGAAAGACACAAAGAAAATATTAAGACACGCAATATTCAACGCATTGGACGGACAGATTACTTATAACTCTGTTGCCGTTCCGGTGGTTGATGAAAAAATAAGGAATAGTGCGCCGTCTGATTTGTTTATAGTCCTTTCCACCCAATCTGAATCACCGGTAGAAAGGAATAGCAGCTCTTTTAACACA